CGGTATATGGGGAGCAGGGTCTATTAGAACCATTACTGAATACGAACAACTAACAGGCTTAGATTTTAAAAAAATGTATAATGCTAGCAGTGATACAATAGTAGTAAGAGAAAAGGAATAGAATGAGAATAGCGATTATAGTACTTAGTTTATTTTCAGTGTCATTTGCTATGGCATATTTTTCTGTACTAAAAAGGCTTGAGGTAATTACCAAGGCATTTGCACAGTTAGTTGTTCTTAACTCTACCATTCAAGAAGCATTTGAATCAAACATTCAGTCCCCAGTAAGCAAAGAAGATCAAGACATACATAAAGAAAACTTTATTAAGTTTCTTTCTGATTCTCGTGATTGGGCATTTGAGTATATTGAAGATGTGCAAACACAATTAGAGACTTTTGTTAGAGATATTGAACCAGAGATTATGTACTTTGATGAGTATGGACTTGTTGGAGATGCCTATCCACACTACCACTCAATGAAAAAAATATCTGCAGCGTATAAAGATTTAAAGAAGTTGCTTCCAGAGGAAGTCGATGATAGACGCTAGGGGCATCCCAACTTGTGAGTGCCCAAGTTGTGGTGGTACATTGTTTAGAGCCCTAGTTTCTTTTGATTCAAGCACATATATGGTAGGAATGTATCATCTAGATATACAATGCCACGACTGTGGTGCCCTTTGTACAGCACCAACACCTGTAGACCACCCTGAGAATCCAAGCCAAGATCATGGAATGAAAGAATGATTGTTCCAAAATTAAAAAAATTTGAAGACAGTATTAGATATGATTATGCAGTTTGTGAAATAGAAGAGTGCGTTGATGAAGCAAAAATACTTGCCATGACAGAAACAAGATACGTAGACTTCTGTGAAAAACATCACAGAGAATATATAGTGGGGAACAGATGAAAGATATTATATTATCAATAATAACAGGTTTTGGATGTGGCATTGTATTTGCTGCATTCAAATTGCCAGTTCCAGCACCGCCCGTTTTTGCGGGTGTTGCAGGTATCATAGGCCTATGGGCTGGCTACTACATACTAACGAAAGTTATATCCTAGGAGGAAAAATGAACGAACAAATTAAAGCAGTACTAGCATCATACGGACGATCAGTTCTTGGTGCAGCAACTGCAATGTACGCATCTGGTGTGACAGATCCAGAGACATTGGCTTACTCACTACTCGGTGCACTAGTGCCCGTAGTCTTAAGAGCAGTCAATCCATCAGACACGGCATTCGGACGTATGCCTGCCGAGTCAGACATTGAGGCAGCACTAAAGAGTGCTAAGGTTGTTAAGAAGGCTGCTAAGAAGAAGCCTGCTGACAAGAAGTAAGTTTATCTTACATAGAAGGGCGGGTCTTCGGACCCGCTTTTTTATTTCTCTAAAATATCTAGATACTTTTGTTTTAAGTTTTCTGCAGCAAAGTTATTCATGGCAATTTCAAAAGCCTGCTTTTTTTCTTTAATCTTAGACTTTTGTTTCATATAATCATCCACAATTCTTGCAAGATTTTTAGGGTCTGCATTATGTACATCAAGGACTGCTCTAGTTTTAAGTATGCCAATTTTGTTAGACTTTGCTAGCCATTCTTGAGGAAGAATTGTGTTGTTTGGAGATATGTCTGTCATAAATACTGGAAGCCCAGACATAAGCGCTTCGTTCATAGGCAAGCATAGTCCAGCATATCTTCTTGGCAATATCATTGCATCAAAGCCATCATACATATCTTCACGGCTTTCCGAATCTCTATGATCTATTACCAATCTTGGATCATCGCATTTTATATCTAGTGGTGTCTGTGTTCTAATTACAACCTGAAAATTTTCTTCTGCATACTTAAGCATATCTACTACAGACTTTGTACCATTTCTATCTTCAGAAGCAGCCTTTCCTCCAATATGAAGTATTCTATTATGATTTTTAGAAAGATTATTCTCTCTTACTTTATTAAACAATGTGTGATCTGTTGGCGGCGGTAGATAGGTAACATTAGTTTTACTACCAAATAACTCAGTCATATGATCAAAATTCCATAGACTAGGGCCAAGGAATACATCTGGCAAAGCAAAATCAGATCTATTTAAATGATCTAAATACTCATAGTTATATTGCAATACAGTCTTAACTCCAACACGCCTAGCAAGGTCTATAAACTGATTACTATAAAATGTTTCACAGGTTAATACAACATCTAATCCACGAAGAAAAGATGTTATGTCTCCATTTCTAGGAAAGCCTCTAACTGGCTGTATATCATATCCGTTATACCATTCTGGATGTTGCTTATTCTTATTAAAAGATGTTGAATTAATCAGCATAATCTTTGTTGGATTAAGCATGTTTACAAGTTCTCTTGTCTGGTTGCCAAGGCCACTATTATCTGATCTTGCAATAATTCCTAATCTCATTCTTTATATCCCCAAGCATCATCATCTGTTGTAAATTTTCTACCACCTTCACGTCCATCTAAATGATAGGAACGTTTAATGTCACCCTCTGGATGATATATCCAGAGTTTATGTTTGATCCAGCCATCATCTTGAACAACTCCATGAAACTTATCTTCAATAAAAGTTTTTTCATCTGAAACTCGCAACACTTCCTCACGATAATAATCAACACGAGATAGGTGTGGTCTTTGACTCCATTGAATTGTTTTTAAAAAGTTTCCCTTTTTCTTAAGCATTAGGTGGCTATGGTCTGGAGGAATTGATGCTTCAAAGTGAAATCTAATTGTATTTGCTTTACCAAACTCCAACATATCTAAGCATTCATCCCAATGAATATGTCTGTCACCAGTAATTGGAGCATCTCCTTCAACATAAAGCATTATAGGTGTTTTAATTAAGTCTATTGTTTTTTTCATCATTGTTGTTTGATGGCTATGCTCATCAAATATTATTGGTAGAACATTTTTCCATTCATGCAAACATTTCCATAAAACACGACTTTTAAATTCATCATAGTCTGTTTTTCTATTAAGTCTTTCTTCACGAAGACCATCTACTTGTAAGATTATTTCGCTTTCTGGAAGTTGCATTCTTATTTGTCTAATTGTTTCATCAAGTATTCCTGTATCAGGATGGCTTGGTAGCACAGAAGTTACAACAATAACAGTCACATCATTTTTATTCATTAACTTGCTCCATAATCTTTATACCTAGATCTCTTTTATATTTAATCCACCAAGCAACCATCCTGTGCATATTTTGTGGATAATCCTCCAATAGTCTTGGAACTAAGTTATTCAGTTCAGACCAATCAGAAACATATGCAGTTGGCGGCTCATATCCAAAAACATCTTTATAAAACTCTAGATACACACCCTTTGAGTTTATCATATCTCCAATTGGTAGGCAAAGCATTTCAATTGCCTCAAAGAATCTAAATGTATCTAAAGTTGCAGCACCAGCAGGGGCAGGAGCGATCTTAGCACTGGATAGGGCCTTGTAGTAGTCTTTAGGCTCTCCGCCCTGTGCAAAGCCTGCTGTGAGGGTAAAAAGGGCATTTGGCAGGGTAGGTAGAACCTTTGCTACCTGTTGTCTTCTTTCATGTGTTATTTGACCACTAAAATATACGTCATAGTTTTTTAATGGATAGTCTGGAAGTAAATTCTTTAAATGTTGGGGTACGCCAATTGGGAGTTTATTTAACTTACTATGCTTAGCATATGGATACTGAACCCATATTTCAGCATTAGGGTGTTTAATCTTGGTTATATCAAACCTACCTTCTTCGTCACCATTAATAAATAAAACAAGTCTTGATACGTTTTGTATTTCTTGATTAATATATTCTTCATGTCTAATGTTTTGAGGTCCAGGAACAACAACAATGGCTCTTTCTTCTTGTGGCAAAGAAGTTACCTTAACTTGCTCTATCTTATATTTAGTAAATATTTCTTTTAACAATCCATAGTCCCACTTGTCAGCAGCACAATCGTTTTCGCTAAAAGATAAAAGATATGCTTTAATCATTTTATAACTTTCCACAAGTTTTCTTCAACTAATAGTTTTTCTATAAGGTTTTCATCTATCTGTGAATCATATTCTTTTATTGCGTTTAGTTTTTCTTTTGTAAATTTTGTTGAAATTTTTTCTAGGCTATATTTTGATTTAAACTTATTTAATCTTTCTTCATAAAGTTGTGGGTATAGAACTCTATAAGGAAGTTCTGAATAAAAAAAATATTCTTTTACAAAATTATCCATAACACTAAATATAGTATCTGATAATAAGATATGGTCTGGATGATGGATTCCTAGTGGGATATAAATATGATCAAAATCTTTAATGATACTTATAACCCAATTAGTCAATACATTCTTGTCTTGCTTACCATAAACATCATCTAGCAAATCATTGTTAATTACTTTTGCATTAACAACTGCACAGGCCTTGTCATGTTCTTGCCTTAATAGTGTATGCTTCTTGTATCCAACATCGTCTGTAGGCACACCAGAAAATGCAGAGGCTATAGTAATTCTTTCGTTATCAAGAATATAATCACCTAAAGAAAATATAGCATCATCTGTATGTGGACTAAAAATTAAATTACTCATAAAATAAATGAACCTCGTGTTGGTAGTCAAGAAGTGTTTCTTTATATCCAAGTTCTTTGATCCAATGTCTTACCTCAGATAGATACTCGCCAAACTGATGAAACATAAATTCTGGGTGTCCAGATAACCAAATCTTTGGCTTATACTCTTTAAGTACGCCTTCTGCTCCTTTAAGAACTTTCCACTCACTACCCTCTACGTCAATAGATATTGCAGTTGGTGCCTCCAGTTTATGTTCATACACAAGGCTATCTATTGTTATCTGACCATAACTATCTCCTTCAAGGTACAACTCTTTAAATCCATGTGCTTTGTTTAGATTTTCATCTGATACTGGTGGAAAACCATTACGATATATTTCTGTTTTATTATTGTTTATGTTAGATGCAAATGCTGCTATTGTTGCTATAGGTGGTTCAAGTTTATTTGCGGACCAAAGTATTGGATAGTGTGACCATACTTGCGGGTTTGGCTCAAACAAAACTACTCTTGCCCCCCACAACTGGCATAAAGCAGGGAACTCCCCCTCTTCTGCTCCTACATAATAAACAACATCATCTTTGCCAATATTATCAGACATAGACTTGGTTCGGATCTTCTCCCAACCTTCTGGCTCATACCATTCTGGTCTATCTGCACGATGTTGTGGCAGAACTATCTTAAACTCTCCATTAATAACTACTTCAACCATCTCTGTCATTGGTTATCCATATAAAAATTAACTATTTCTTTCATGCTATCTTTCATATTACGTTGTGGCTTCCATCCAGTTTTTTCTTGCAAAAGAGAGGAGTTCATGAATTGTTTTTTAATTTCAAATCCATCGCTTTCAATAATTTCATGTCTAACATTTTGTCCAATTGAATCTTGTATAATGTTAAATACTTCTAAAGTAGAATATCTTTCTCCAGAAGAAATGTTAAATGAAGGTATGTTGTTAATGTGTTCTCCATAAGACAAGATTTTATCGTATGCTAAAACAACATCCTCAACATTAATGTATTCTCTAATGTCTCTGCCACCATTTCTGATAGTAAACAATGTGCCATCTTTGTGAGCCTTTACAACTCCAGGAACTAGTCTTTGTATGTTGTTATCTCCAGGCCCATAAATATTACAAGCACGGGTAGTTACTACAGGCATATCATATGTGTTTCTGTATGAGTTACAGATGATATCGGTAATAGATTTAGATGCATCATATGGATATATACCATTAAGAATATGATCCTCAAAGTACTCATCTTTAGTTAGTTCACCGTAGGCTTTATCACTAGAGGCAACTATGGTTGATTTGCATTCTTTATATTCTCTCAAGGATTCAAGAACATTTAAAGTTCCCACCAAGTTGGTGTAAAAAGTATTATATGGGTATTTGATTGAGTCATATGCTTGAGTTTGTGCTGCAAGATGAATGAAGTATTCTGGTCTTGACTTTTCTATAAAGAAATCAATATCTGTTTTGTTGTTGATACTTCCATATACTTTGTTAACCTTGTCTGATAACTGCGTTCTACTGTGCTCATCTTTTAATAAAACAAAAACGTCCCATCCAAGAGACAAATAATAGTTTGACAGGTGTGATCCTAGTAGTCCAGTTGCTCCAGTAATTGCTATGCTTTTCATTTCATGAGTATCCTATTCTTCGTATCTAACTTTTTTAATAAAACTAACATGGTTCTTGTCATCTTCTTTTGGGCAGTATTTAAAATCTACATCTGGTAAGTTAAATGGAGTTGGATAGAGTTTCTCAACACTGTACCCACCTCCAGGATATTGACCCCACTTGTTATAAAAATATTGATGCAATAAATTATCATTTGACTTTACTCCACCCAGTTTAATACTATGACCCATAATGGTATCTGAAACATCAAATAAAATTTTTTCCCATTTAACATTAGGAATTGCTTTTGTAATTCTAATACTATAATCTATATCATCATATCCATATGGTGTAAAGTTTTCATCCCAACCGCCAACAGTATCAATAACATCTTTTCTAAAAGCCATTAAATGCCAACCATAAAGTTGGTAGCCTTCTACAATTTGAGCGTCAGTTTTTTCTAAATGTTCAATAATATCCAATCCACCCTTATCACCAAACCTTATTGCTGCACTCATAATGATAAGCCAATCAGCATTATCTTCGTAAAGTTTTTTGATGCCAAGGTTATGACTAGCCATTATGCCTATATTATTAACTGTATTATCAATCTCTAAAATATTTTCTAATTTGCAATTAGACATAAACTCATCACGAAACTTTTGCACACGAAATGGAAGACAGACTACATATTTCATTAAAGTCCTAACTCATTCATTATTGCTGTCCATCTATTTAAATAAGTATGCTCTGTTTTTGTTCTTTTGTGTCCAGCCATTCGAATCTTTTCACGTTCTACATCATCTTCTAAATACTTATCTATTTTATTTGACAGATCTTCAAAGTTTCCATGTTCATAAAACACAATTTCTTTTTCATCTTCAAAGTATTCTTCAAGACCCTTGATGCGAGGGTAGATAGTAAAACCACCACGACCAGTACTTTCAAACAGTCTGTCACTTGTATAGTATGGATAGTTAAAGCCAATATTCAAACTATCTCCAATTGCTATTTTAGTTTTTGCATACATCTTGTTTAATTCTTGACCACGAACAGTTCCAGTATCTCCATCTCCACCAACGTGAAGAAATCTTTTGCCATATGTTTTCTTTAAATATTCTATTAACTGTGGCCTGTATGGATATTCGTGATGATATCTTTTGCTTCCAACAAAAATAATATCGTGCTCAAAAGATTCTTTATTGTAGTCTTCATGAATATAACATTCTTTATCATATACCCCCGCAGGAATAAAGTGTCCTTTTACCTCTGTGTTTTCATTAAACCAATCTGCCATTAATTTATCTACTGTAAAGAAATGTCCAATTGTTTTATAAAAGTTATCTTTGCTTAGATCCTTCTGTCTGTCTAAGCCAAACCATAGGTCAAGGTGATAGGTCATGGTTGGAACTTCAGCCTTCTTCAATCTGGCCAATACTGAGTCCATCGTAATCTTACCAGTAGTTTGCCAGCCATGAGTATGTACCCAAATAAATAAGTCGCTGTTTAGTGCATGATGTAGGATTACTTCTGTTCTTGCTACACGCTCCTGCAACTTTTCAACGGTATGACCAAGAGCCTCTAAAGACTTAGCATGATGATTCTCACTACTATACTCTACTTCAAAATTACCCAAGAAAACTATACGTGCCAAGATTACCCCTTTGTTTTAATCTATTATAGCATCCCTGGCAGGGATCGAACCTGCGACCTACACCTTAGAAGGGTGTCACTCTTCCGCTGAGTTACAGAGATAAATATTTAATTGCTCTTTGAAGTCTTTCAATGCTATCTTGAAAAACACCAAGTCCACGGTTACAGTTATGGCAAATATGTCCTCTAAACTTATCTGTATCGTGATCGTGGTCAACTACCCAAATACTAGCATTTCCTCCAGTACCCTTTAATTCATCTTCATTCTTTAAACATATTGGGCAAAGATAATCATTAACAGGATAACCAAACTCTTTTTTTAATTCTTCTCTACGCTTTGCTAATTTTTTTGCACACTGCTTACACTCAGGTCTTAAATATTTACCACCAGAAGATGGTGAAAACTCTGAGTTGTTTAAATCAAGTTTACACTTGCTGCATGTTTTCATTGAGGAGATAGCGAGAATCGAACTCGCACATTAACCTTGGCAAGGTTACGCACTACCACTATGCAATATCTCCGTGCTGGTCTGGTAGGACTCGAACCTACGACTTGGAAATTAACAGTTTCCCACTCTGCCAACTGAGTTACAGACCAATTGTAGGGCAACTAGGACTTGAACCTAGGATAGCCGAATTATGAGTTCGGTGCCTTAACCAACTTGGCTATTGCCCCAAGTGTCTTTAAGACACACCATCTTTTTCTTTAGTCGGTTCTTTGTCAACTAAACCACGTCCTGGCTTTCTGATCTTTCCATCAGCAATACCACTCCAATAAATATTGTAGTAGTTCTTATCAAATGAGAATTTTTTCATGTGTGGAACAACTGCACCAGTGTGTGCATACAACTGAATACCAGCCTTCTTTACATAACGACAGAAAGCAACATCTTCACTAACAAACTTAGCACCAGGGTTTTGCTTCTCTCCAAAAACGGAATAGCCTTCAGCAGCCTGTCTTACTGGCTCAATAATAGATCTATGCATAAGCATTAAACCAAATCCAGCAACATCTACTGGAATAACTTTGTTCTCTGGAAGTGGATGAACAATCTGTGTTTGAAATTCATCGCCTGTTTCCATGTACAAAGAAGGAACTGGCTCCATCAATGTCTGTTCGTTTTGGCTGGAAACAAAGTATGTACCTGTAACGATTGGCTTTGTTTTCTTGTCTGCAACTTCCCACAACATCTTCACAACTTCATGGTTTATAACAATGTCTGAGTCTACCCAGAGCAACCATTCACTCTTTGACACGTCTGCCCAGAAATCAAACAAAGACTGTCTTTGTCGTGCAATTTGATTACCATTTACACGAATAGTGTTATCAATATTAATCTTATGCTTTGGTGCTTCAATTATTGTATTAGCAATACCGCTTGCAAAGCGACCTTCAACAATACCACCATCACACCAACCTAGTGTGATTGTTTCTTTAACGCTGTGTGGCATTTGCCCACCCCTTTTCTCTATATTAATTGTACTACAACTGTCCATATAAGTCAAGTGAGCAGTTTATGTAGCGACATGCTCAGGTCGTCGCCTATGTTTATACTGCAGGCGGTGCAGATCTATCAATAAAGACTAGAAAAACCATTATATCACTTTTCATGATTACCTACAAAATCCTTTAAAGACAGTGTATTTTGTTTCCAAAAAAGAAGAACCATGTCTCTTGATTTTTTGTGAAGTCTTTCTCCACTTGGATTTACGTCAGAAACAGTATCGGTATTATAAGTAAACAAACTACAAGAATAAGCCTTGTTCGTATTACCAAAAATAACGGTATGATCTGCTAAAACCTTTGCCCTATGATTATTAACCTTATACTTACCATTATAAATCATTCTATCTAAGATACCCTTGGCATGTTCACGCTTTAAAATATATAAACCTGCGCTATAGTCATGACCCATTCTCTTATGGATTTTATAATCTATTTTTGTAAACTGGGTCTGGCATAACTGAAGAACATCGTAAT